ACGATTAAAGTAGTCTGCAGAACATGTAGTAGGGTTAACTTTGTTACGTACGCAGAGTTTAAAACATCTAAAGATTGCAAGGAGTGCACATGAGTAAATCAGAAGACAAACGTATCGCAAAACAAATAGAAGCAGACGCTTTTATTTTACAAACAAAAGAAGAACGTGCAAAAGCACGCTGGGAAGATGCCCAGATTAAAGCCGCCTCTGCTCAATCGGTATTAGATTACGCGATCGAGCATTACGAGGCTCATAAAGACGAATTGGACGAAGAAATTATCAAGCAAACAGAAGAGCACATTGTTGCTCGTACATCACAAATTAAAGACTTTATTATGTCAGAAAAAGAAATCTTCTTAGAGTCTATGGGGATTCAAGCCGACTAAGCAGTTTTATTAGAGGATAACTGAGTACCGCATTTAGAACAACTTACATACGTGTTACCAGTAAACGGACAGGATGCAGAGTCAGTAGTTAAGTGCTTACAAAATAATCTTTTCATTAGATGAATCATCGTTTTCCTTTATGTGTTTAATTTCGCAATGGCGTGCCAAAGACGGCACTACGTAGACCTTATCACAAAGGCCGCAGCGGTAGGAAGCAGTGAACTTGTCGATAGGTATAGTATGCCAATACATGGGCTAAAAAAAGGAGCAAACTATGACAGTGACTACTGTTGCTAATGTTCAAGGCGAGTTTACAGCCTTAGATCGCTGTGATAAGTGCGGAGCGCAAGCACGGGTTCGTGCACGTCTCATTACAGGGGAACTACTTTTTTGTGGGCATCATGCACGCGAAACAGGTTACAAGTTGGCTCTACAATCCGTAGAGATTTATGATCCAGAAGGATACATACAGCATGGGGATGAATAACTTATCAGTTCCAGAGTTTCAGGATCATGTTGGTCTTGGAATGTTTGGTGGAGTAAATGGAACCTACGGCAATTACAGCGTTGGTCCACAAGTTGACCCAACAGACTTTAAGCAAGATCGTGAGCGCCAAAGTGAGTAGCCTATCTCGCGCAGTATCTCAAAACTCTAATAGAGTACAGGCATCTCAAAGAATACATGCTGCACGTGCAGAGCGTCGCCAATCAGGTTACGTAGGAAATAGAACTTTGGGTAATAATCAGCGTCAAGCATACCCTTATGTAGTTGGAACTATGGCTGCAGGAAACTTGGTATCTGGTACAGCAGTTCAAGCGGCTCAATGGCCTGCCAAGGCAATTGCAGAGCGTGCTATGGGACTTAATGTTGCTAATGGAATAGGTCAAGGCGGTACGGCGGCATCTGCTGCAGGTGCTGCAGGTGGAAGTCCAGCATGAGTAAGCAACTTAATCGTAAAGTTCTTAAGATCAATAACCGTGTAAGTATCAAGCAACATTTTCAATACGTTGAACCTATGCTTAAATCTGTAGCCAATCCTTCTGTTGTTACTTGGTCAGGTCCAGGAAAGGGTATTGAGGGAGAGTCAGTGAACTCATCGTCTACAAACGATTCTCAGGTTATCAACAAAAACTGGCGCCCTATTTAATCTTCTTTTCTAGAACCTGTTTGTCATAATTCTCTAAAGGGCACACCTAAAGGAGACACATGAAACTCAGCAAAAAGACAAAAGCATACATCGAGCACTATATCTACGTAACAGCAGGTTCAGCATTCGCGTTGGCAGTTGAAGACGCACATGCACATCGTTCATACAAGTCTGTAGTACTTGCTTTTGCAGCAGGCCTTGTTGGTCCAGTACTTGCTAAAGTTAATCAAAAGAGCCTTGTTAACACAATCGTCAAGGATACAAACCTTCCAACACCACTCGTTACAGAGGCAGTAAGCACTGCAGTTGCAGACGCAACCAAGGCAGTAGACGCAGCAACTGACGCACCAGTAGACCCAGCAAAGTAGTCTCGTAACTTCATGAATAGCAATACAGCCATCACACTGACAGCGATAGGCGGCGTCCTTGCCGCCATCGTTGCAATTTATCAGATCTTTAAACCGCTTCATACAAAGGTCAAGAAGTTTAGTGAATGGGTGGACAAGTTCATGAGGGATTGGTCAGGCGAGCCAGAGGAGCCAGGAAGAGACCGTATACCTGGTGTCATGGAGCGGTTGAACAAGTTAGATGGAGAACTAAGCAATAATGGTGGTAAATCCACCAAAGATGTAGTGGACAAACTGTTTGCCAACCAAGAGCGCATTATGAGTATCTTTGAAAACGTCATTGAGCGTATGATAAAGATCGAAGACCACTTAGGAATTCCGCATGATGTTGACGAGCCAATTTCCGAAGATTTAGAGGAGAATTAAGCCCATGAGCATGCCAATCGCAGATAGCAGTTTTAACCCCATTGCTTGGGCTGCGTATAAGTTGCCTAATACAAAGCGTATGAATTTTACAGATCCTGGAGTTCATAAGAAGTATACCAAGCAGGCGCAAGAAACTGCTACTAGTATGCAGATGGCACACAGGCCAACACCGACACCTGAAAGTACTGGAGCACCAGTACCTGGGTATCGTAAACGTGGTTCATACATTACCCCATCTAATACAGGAGCACCCATGCCAGGAACACTAAAGAACAAAGCAACAACAACTACACCAGCACAGTCATTTGGAATGTCTTCTTCATCTTCAACCAAGGTACCTGTTAAGCCACGCGGCGCTAAGCCAACTGCTCCAGGAACCCAACCTAAAAAGAAGTAACAATGGCTGGAGAGATCAGTCGAGATGATGACTCGTATACCCACTTTTTTGATGGGTATAACACTCGTGTACCTCCACTGACCGCTCAAGATAAACACATGCTGGACTTTGCTATAAAAACAGCACAACAGCCTGTACTTGTTACACATGGTCAGATACTTCGAAACTTTGGAATGTATCCACCAGAGTTTTGGACTCGCGCCCAAGCATTGGCGCAACATCCAGACGTCTCAGACGAACAACGCGTAGGATTAGATAAAGTTATGCCAGAGCCATCACGTCCAGGACCAATGACTGGTGGCTATGACGTAGGACTTGGATTGGAGCAATACCCATGACTTGTGCAAACTGCGATAAGCCATCCCATTACGTATACCGACTTACTAAAGAGGTAGGCGTTCATTATTGCCCAAACCACCTTCCTCAGTTTCTTGATAAGCGCAAACGTGCTGGCCTTCTAGAAACAACAGAGCAGTGGAAAGCAGATAGAGCAGATAGTCTAACTGCAATTTCTTCTATTCCAGAAGTTGCTATTAAAGCAGAAGTAGAAGCGCCTAAAGTCGCTAAGAAGAAAGCCGCACCAAAGAAGGCAGAATAAAATGCCTATCATTCGCAAGTTCGCGGTGCAGGGTCATGCTGTACCATCAGTAGCGCACAGCCCTAGAGGACCGTTTTCGCCTGAAGTTCTAGCCCAACCAAGGATGGAACACGAGGAACAACACCCCGACTCCTTACACGTAGGATTAGACAATGTACGCTTCTTCAGATGTCGCGACTGCGAAGAAGTACTTCTAGAGACCGAATTAACCAATCATGATTGTGAAAGGATTTAACAATGGCTACAAATAATGATGGTCACCTCCTCGATTCCGCAGGAAACGTTGTAGTTGATTTCGTATGGGGCAACATGCCTCTTCAACCAAATGACGTTCGTCCTGTAGGATCAAAACTTACCTACGGTATGGACACCCACAACATTGCAGAAGATGCATGGAATGGTTTCCCACTTTATACTCCAAACACTTCAGGAACTCAATCAGGTGGAGTTGACTACATCACAGTTCCTTCTGTTATTGGCTTGACTACAGCAATTGCACAAGACACACTCCAAGATGTTGAAATGACAATTACAACAGCAGGAGCAGCAACTAACTCTCCAAAGACAGTTACCGCTGCAAGTCGTACATCAGGTTCACACCTATTGTCTCTTACATCTACTTCACACGGCTTCTCAGCAGGTCAACTTGTTGTCGTAGCCTCTGTAGATGCAACAGCAAATGGAACATGGGTTGTAGATTCGTCTACAACTACCAACACACTTGTAGTTGGAACAACTCCTACAACTTCTTTGTCTCTTACAGGACTTTCAGGAACAGCCGCAGGCTTGTCTGGAACCATTAAGACTCAAAGCGTTGCTGCTGGTGCTTCTAGCATCTCAGCAGGTGCTGCGATTACAATCACACCATTTGCCTAATAGGGTCTAATGCCTAACAAGCGTCCAACAGGTGGTAGCGCTATGCGGAAAACCCGTGTAGCGCTTCCGTCTGCCCAAGAACAACTGGGAGCCTTCTACGGTTTTGGTCCACGTCAAAGCGAAGGTATTGCCAAAATAACAGGTGCTGCTAATCCTTTTGCAGGATTACCAACAACTGCCCAGACCGCAGAGTTTGGTGAGTTTCAAGAGATCATCAGTATTCGCGACACTATGAAACACTACGAGGGTCAAGTAGAGTACAACAACATGGCAGGTATGCCAACAGAACTTTCATACCAACGTCAATGGGAAGACGTCACCAATGGTGAAGAAAATCCTATCATCCCTGGATCGTACGGTGCTCAGTTAGACGAGGATGAATCCCCTGCTAAACTCACTGTGGTACCTACTTCAACGACAAACCACGAACGTCCTCGCACAGTTGCTGCAGGATATGATGCTGAAGAAGAGAAGATTACCGTTGTATTTAGAGACGGAACTTTTTATAACTACTATGAGTGCAGCCCCTCTGAATGGGCCGCCTTTAAGTCCCGTGTATCCAAGGGTCAGTACATTTATAAATACTTAGACTTTCACCCTCGCGGGCTTGCAGATGTTACTAAGATTTCTGCCACTGCACGTAAGGCGTTTTACAAATTGGCAAGAACTTCCCAAATTCAATCTAAAGGTGCTAAGTTTAAGCCACTCAATACCAAACGGAGATAGATGCGTAAGAATCGGCTCATTAATATCGGTAAACACAGGTTTATTCAATACACTAACTTCCCTTATACTTGGGGAACTAAAGTGGTAACACGTGGTTGGACTCAAGAATCTGAAGAACCATATCGATCAGCCGCTCCCCTAATACTAAGACTTCCTAACTATATGGCGTTAGTCTTTGGTAAATGGACTGGAGTAAAGGAACAACAAGAAGTTGAAGAACTACTCGGAATAAGGGAAGTAACATACGATGATTTTAAAGAAGAAGCAGGATGGGTTCCAGCCCCAGACGAAAGTGGAGAAGAGAGTCTCGAAGATCTCTACGCCCGAATTAATAATGTGGATGGAGCAGTCGATGCATACGATTGGTCGACATATTACAATTTGGCAAAGGGAGCAGAGTAAAGACGATCTAGAAGAAGTACTTATGGGAGCAGAAGCATTCTATGCTATCGCTAAGGAACTTAAGAGACGATCTGAGCATACACTGTAACTATGGAAAACTATGACGAGAACAAATTTGAGGAAATCAATCCAGAGTTCTACTTAACTGATGAAGACAAGCCTGTAGAAGGCGACTCTCAAGTTGAACTCGACGAACTGTCGCAAGAGTTCGTTAACAAGTTGATCGAAAAGATCATGGATTTTCTAAAGGTACTTGTAGGCCATGACCTTCACCCGTACCAAAAGCCTTTGGCTCGTCGTATTATCGAGTCTGTAATTATCAATGATGGTGAAGAGATCACCGCCCTGGCCTCTCGTCAGTCAGGAAAGTCTGAAACAGTGGCAGATACAGTAGCCACACTTATGATCCTTCTACCTAGACTTGCAAAACTATATCCAGATCTATTGGGTAAATTTAAAGATGGTATTTGGGTGGGTCTTTTTGCTCCTACCGAAGGTCAGGCTGAAACTCTTTTTGGACGTACAGTTACTCGACTAACCTCAGAACGTGCCCTAGAGATACTAGGAGACCCTGAGATCGATGATAGCGCTGCACGTGTCGGCGGAGTAACTCGACAAATTAAACTTAAGAAGTCTGGTTCTACCATCACAATGATGACCGCTAACCCTCGCGCTAAGATTGAGTCTAAGTCTTTCCATCTTATCGTCATTGATGAGTGTCAAGAAGCAGACGACTTCGTTGTATCAAAGTCAATTTCCCCAATGCTCGCGTACTACGCAGGTACTATGGTAAAAACAGGGACACCAACTACTTCTAAGAACAACTTTTATAGGTCTATTCAACTAAACAAGCGTAGACAAACAACCCAGAACTCACGGCAAAACCACTTTCAATGGGATTGGAAAGACGTTGCAAAGATTCAATCCAACTACGAGAAGTTTATCCGTAAAGAGATGCTTCGAATCGGTGAAGACTCCGATGAGTTTCAGATGTCATACAACTGTAAGTGGCTTCTTGAGCGAGGCATGTTTGTTACCTCTACTATCATGGATGACCTGGGAGACACATCTGCCGAGTTAGTAAAGTCTTGGCACAAAACCCCTGTAGTAGTAGGTATTGACCCAGCACGTAAAACCGACTCAACTGTAGTCACTGTTGTGTTTGTTGACTGGGAACGCCCCGATGAGTTCGGTTATTTTGAGCACAGAATCCTCAACTGGTTAGAGATGCAAGGAGATGACTGGGAAGAACAGTACTTCCAGATCGTTAACTTCTTACAAAACTACGATGTACTTGCCGTAGGAGTAGACGGCAACGGTGTAGGCGATGCTGTGGCTCAACGTTTAAAATTGTTGATGCCACGCTCTGAAGTTGTAGCCCTTACCTCTAGCCCAAGTGAGCAATCTAAGAGGTGGAAGCACCTTCAGGCTTTGATTCAACGTAAAATGATCACATGGCCTGCCCATGCTAAGACTCGTAGACTTCGTACTTGGAAGCGTTTTTACCAGCAAATGACCGATCTTGAAGTTACTTACAAAGGACCTAACTTTGCGGCGGCTGCTCCTGATGAGGCGTACTCTCACGATGACTTTGCTGACTCCCTATCGATTGCCTGTTCTTTGACCCAAGAACTGGTGATGCCTGAAGTAAGCGTCTCTACCAATGTGTTCTTTAGGTAAAAAAACACGCTAATTAGCAACACACACACTCGTTAAGGGTGGAAACTATGTACTAAGCAAAAGGCCTTTGCTAATACATCCTTAAGGAGTAACAATGACAATCTCACCAGCACCTCGTTTCCCAGAACGCTCTCCTCAGAACTATGAAATCAAGGGAGCAGGAAACGACGTTCGTCGTGGACCACTTCGCTTTGAAGAGGGTATCGCAACAGATACAGACGTTCCAAATGATTTTGAAAAGGGTATGGCTTCTGGTCAAGCAACAATGCCAGGACGCCCAAACCGCAACGCCCCAGTTTGGCAGAAGACTGCTGCAGAGACTCTCTCAGAGCGTGCACACGTCGGATCAGCCTCATGGGTTGAAGCACCAACATTCCTAGGCGAGTTTGCTCATGGAACAATGAATGACTACTCAGCAGCCACAATTGAAACTGCAGTTCGTTCAGGCGGAAAGACAGCACGTCAATCTGCAACAGTCGTCAACGACTAATTAAGCCTGACACCGATACGCCCCTACATTAGTGTGGGGGCTATCGAGTTATCTATGGAGGATAAATGCAAAAGCCTGCTAACCCTAAACTGTACGAGATGATCATCGCACAGGCTAAGGCTAAGTATGCAACTTTTCCTTCACCAGGTGCAAGTCACTGGGTTCATAGTCGCTACATAGAACTTGGCGGTCAGTTTGTTGAGACCCATGAAGATGACCGTATGAAAAAGATTCATCAAAAAAAGTTTGAGGCTGTTAAACACAAGGCTCTTGAGAAAAAACAAGAGTTAAAAAAGGGCGATAAGAAAAAGGGTAAGAAATAATGTCATATCTTGATTTTAGTCCACCGTCGTATAGAGCGGCATCGTCTGACTTAACAATCTCGATTTCACCATTAGGACTAGTAGAACTCGCTGATGAAGAGTTTGAAGTTCACGGGCCTCGTCTTAACCGTTACTCACTAAACTTTGCAATGTACCTAGGACATGCCTGGGGCTATCGCCGTGAAACTGGCGAATCACAAATGACGTTTAACTACTATCGTGCTTTTACTG